GGCGCGCCGCCTTCCTGGCCGCGCGCGTCAACGAAAGACGCAGATACCGCATAGGTTCCCGGCGCGAGCGAACCGCTGGCCGCGCTGGCAGTCACCGATGACGGCACTTCAACGCCCCACGGATGCGCGTCACCAAGGACATCGACCCCGCCGCACACCTGACCGTCAGACCAGTACGCGCCAAGTGGCGTCATGCAGTAATGCACGTCGGCGCCCGTGAGTCCGTACGTGATGCCGGTCAGCGCACCGGACGAATCCATGCGATACAGCGTGTCGTTGGCGGCCCCGAGAAGCGCGAAGGAAAGCTGTTGATCTGTCCACAACGAGCGCGCTCCGGCGAGCGCCGCAAACAGCGCGTAGCCGTCGCGCTGCGACACTACGCCGTCGTTGGAAATATCGACGTCTTTCGCATTGCGCACGTAGCCGCGGGGAACTTTCGTCTCCGCCATTCGGTTTGCAATGCCGCCGCCGAACTTGATGGGGACGGTAGGAAACGACTCTGCCACCATCACCACTCCATGCGAACCGTGCCTGGCGGCCGGCGGTAGCTACTCAGGCGCGAAGCGCGCTCGCGCGCTTCGACTTCGAACATCGCCCCGAATCCTGTAGCGCGACTCAGGTCGAGCGTATCCGCGTCGTGTTTGGAATATGCCAACTTCTTCATGTAGTGCAGCATCAACCGCTGCTCGCTCGTATCGAGGAACGGAAGCGGCATGCCGGCTGCGAGCGGAGTGCCGATCGTCACGGTACACTGCAGTTCGAGCGTATCCGTGATATTCGGGATCGGAAGAAGGTAGAACGCGCGGTTGTAGTAGTCGCGCACCAGTTCCGTCGGTACGCCATAAGTAAGCAACGCCGAATTGCGCACCGGCGGCCCGTACGTGTCGTACGCTGCAATGACGTGGTCGTCGGCGCGCGTCATGTTGACGTACGTACCGAGCGCCAGCAATTTCGCCTCGCGGATATGCAGCACGTTGCGCGGCAGCGAGATCTGCACAGGAACTGCCGGCACGACTACAGTCGCTGGCGTAATAGGGAACTGCAGAACCTTGTAAATGCCTTCGACGGCCTTGGCGACCGCATCGGCCGCCTCGGTCATGTACGAAAACACTTCGGCGTTTTTCCACAGACGATCGGCGTCTACCGGAGAGGGGGACGTCGCCGAAAGAACGTCGTCGACTTCTTGCCGGAAAATCGTTGCCAGGTCGTCTGTGGTAAACGCAATCATCGCCGTCAGCTACGCGCCAGCCCCGAGTGCCGCTGCAAGAGGTACTTGCGCAGATCCTTGGTCGTGAGTCCTTCGACCTTGTCGTCCTTGCCGACGTGCGCCATCAAGTCGTCCTTCGTTTCCGCATTGACGATGGAGAACACTTTGTCCGCGTCGGGGTGCAGCGGGACGTCTTCGCGATTCGTACGCGCAGCCATCAGGATGTGGAAGCAGTCCAGGCACTCAGCGTCATAGACCTCGAACCCGAGAATTTTCTCGACTTCCTTCGGTTTCGGATGTCCGGCCGCGTCGAATTTCTTCGCGTTGTTTTCACGAACGATGTCCTTCAGCGCCATGTGGATCAGCGACTTTCGCAGGTCGCCAGTGAACTCAATGCGCTGCGGAGCCGTTTCGTCGAAAAACGGCGCTTCGCCGTTCGCCATGACGCACCCGGCTTTCATCGCGTCCGGCACGACTTCATCCGGCACCCACGCTGGGGTCTTCGGTTCGAACTTGATGCGGTGGCCGAGCGTTGTCGCCAACACAAAGCGCCGCAGTGAGATCATTTCAGGCATGGTCATAAACCTCTCTTCTCGTGGAGGCGCTACGGCCGCGCTCCGGCGGCCGTGCGCGAAAAAGGCGAGCGGCGTGCTTGTCGCCGCCGCTCGCAAAGCGACTTCATGCCGCGCCCTTGTTACACCTGCACTTCGTTGGCGCGACCGACAACGAGGTAGCCGGCAGCGACGATCGACTCGCCCGCCGTCGGTGCCGCGTAGGCGCTCGCGGCCGAAGCCGTGATCGTCACCGTCAGCGTTCCGCCGTTGGGGTAGAACTTGCCGATGTTCGCCACCGTCTCGCGGCCAGCCGACGTGATGTCGACTGCGTTGGCGAACGTGGTCGTGCCATCGCCGATCGTCATGGTCGTTACTGGCGTGCCGCCGCCGGTGTTGAACGCCGTGACCGTGTCGACCGTGAGCGTGTCGAGCAGCCCGTTGGGCGGGATGGTGATGGTGAACGAATCGCTCGTGCCGCCGCTCGCGGCGGTGACGTTGCTGTGCAGCACGTCCGCCACCGCATGGAGCATCCACTGACGACCGTGGTTATTGATTACCTTTGCCATGTGTCAGTCCTCCTTAGATGGCGGTGTAGCAAACGACGACGGAGTGGTCTTCCTGGCTGTTCGTATACGAACTCTGGAAAACCGGCTTCTTCAAGCCATACCGGCGGCCGATGGAGATACCCGGCGAGTTGCCGTAGTCGAACTCCTTCTCTTCCCAGATCGGCTGCTGCCGATCGAGGTCGGCGAAACCGAGTGCCTGGGCACCCATGAGCAGGCACGCCTGGCCGTCGACGGTACCGGACGAGCCATACTTGCTACCGCTGGACGCGCCGAGCGTATTCGGTACGTGGCGATATTCCAGGATGTTCAGGCCGTCGATGTAGATGCCTTCGCGGCCGCCATGCGCAGTACCCTCGAAGATCGGGTTGCGATCGCCGCGCTGCTGGGCGTAGCGCCATGCCGTGATGAAGTCGGAATCCTGCTTCAACGCTGCAATGCCGGACGGCGACATGAACACGTTGTACATCAGGATGCCGTTCTTGGTGCGGATCGGCGGCACGTACTTGTTGACCGCGAACGCCTTGAGCTGCACGAGCATCTTCCACGACGGCGTGTCAGCAGCCACCATGCTGCCGGTACCTGCATTGACGCTCAACGCATTGGTGGACCCGCCGACCCAGGTCACGTTGCGGTTGGCCGACGGCGCAGTGACGTCGCCAGCGTACGACAGCAACGAAAGCTGCGAACCGACGCGCGTCGAACCGTCGGGGTTCTTGCTGTAGCCGATGCCCGCCGCAGTCAGGAATGCCAGCTGGTCGAGGATGTCAGCCGCCTTGTACGCAGCCTGGTCCTTCGCGTTCGAACGGAACGCTACGACCGACTTCTGGTCAGCCATACGACCTTCCAGACGATGCGCGTAGCGCCACTGGTCGATATTGATGACGCAGTCAGACGACTTGAGCTGGGCTTCGTTGCCTTCCAGCGTGTTGTCGCCGACAACGCCGTCGCCCTGCGCGTTGTTGATGAGGGTCAGCACCGCGCGGGCGCCGTTGTTGCCCGGCTTCAGCTCCTTCACGCGCTGGATCATCGCGTTGGGGCCGTCGCCGAGGAAACTCATCACGAACGACTGGTTGCGGGTTTCCTTCCAGAAATCGCGCGACCAGACGGTAAGCTGCTCAGCAGTGAGCAAGCCGAAATTAGTAAGAGACATTGCAGTCCTCGCCAAAAGGAAGTGGTTGCGTCGCGCAAAATCGCGCGCCGTTGTCTGCCCGAATGACGCTCGGACTGGCGAGAACTACGCAGACATTACCCGGTCGTGCTGGCGGGGCGGCGTGACGTGCCGCTGTCGATGGCGCAGAACCTACAGCAAGTCATATTCGATGTTCAAACTTGATTTAATTCGAGCGGCGCGGCGGCGCCGTTCGGATTTACAGGTCGTCGCCGCGCAGCTGGCGCTTCTTGCTTTCCGGCAGCTTGTCGAACTCTTCGTCGGACAAGTTGACCGGATTGATCGCCGTGCTGTCGCCCGACTCGTTACGACTGCTGCTCGACGGCGGCGTTTTCTTCGCTGCGTCGACGTTCTTCGCCACATCGACTTTCTTCTTCGCGGCCACTACAGCAGTCGGAGTTTTCTTGTCTTCGCGCTGCACGGTAGCAGTGAACGGGTCTTCCTCGAACAGCAACGCGCAGGCGCGACGCAACGCCGCCGTCGGTGTCAGTCCAGCTTTCGTGTACGCATCGACCTGAAATTCCAGCTCCGAGACGACTTCTTTGCTGAACTCCGGCGCGTTCGGGTCGATGACCGGACGTACTTTTTCCAGATAATCGAGCATCTGGTTGTACGTCGAGTTCTGCTGCTCGGTGAAGGCGGCCTGACGGGCGATGAATGCCGCTTCCGCTTTCGCCTTGGCGCCGTTCATGCCGTCGATTTCACGCTGCAGCTTGGCCGCCGTCTTGGTATCGCCGTCGGCGCGCGCAGATTCGACCTGCTCGTACAGTTCGTCGAGGCGCTTGTCGAACGCTTTTTGCTGCGCTTCGAACTCGTTTTCCTGCTTATCGACGGTCTTCGATGACGAGCGCAGCTGCGCCAGCTCCGACTGAAGCTGCTTGCGCTGCTCGACGACTTCCTTGAACCGCGTGTAAGGAACCTGCTTGGCGGCAAGCGGGTCGGTTTTGCCGTCAGCATCTTCCTCGGTTTCCTCGGTTTCCTCGGCCTCTTCGCCTTCCTCGGCCTCTTCGCCTTCCTCGGCCTCTTCGCCTTCCTCGGCCTCTTTCGCTACGTCCGCCTTTTCGTCGGCCTTCGTATCCGTCTTGACGAAGCGCCCCTTCTCGTCGCGCTTGGCTTCTGCGGCTTTCGCCGCTTCGGTCTGCTCAGTCGTAATCTCGTCGCCGCGGTCTTCCAGTTTCTGGTCCTGCTCGGTGTCGATCTCGCTCATTGCGTTTCTCCTGCTTCGGGCTGGTTGTCGTTGTCGGCCTGTTTCTGGATCATGGTATGCGCGTGGCCGAGACGCGCCATACCAACGTCGTGCATGCGATCGTGCGCCTTGTTCTGCGCATCCATATCCAGCCGCGTCATGTCGCCGGCGACGCGAATGTCGCTATCGCGCTGCTTGGCGTGGTGGTCCATGACGCGACCGGCGAGCGTCGCCATCGTGTTTTCGTGCGCGTTCTGCGACTCGGCGGCGATGCGCGCCATTTCGACGCGCTCGTACGCGGCGTCCGGGTCGTTCTGCGACTCGACGAACGCCTTGCGCGCCCGAGCCAGGTTGAGCTGAGCCGCCGCGCGTTCCTTCTCCGCCTTCGCCTGCGCCAGCTCCATTTCGAGCTGCTGGATTTGCTGCTGCAACTGCTGCTGTTGCTGCTGCTCCTGGTTCGAGTCGCCCTGCAGCTGCTGGATGATCTGCGCCTTGTTCGGCACGCTCGACAGCTCGATGAGCATCGTGTCTGGAATCTTGATCCCCAGTTTTTCGCGCAGCGTGACGAGCTGCGTGAACTCGTCGTCCGTGAGTGTCGAGCGAATCGGCGACGGCACCAGCACGGTCGTGTACTCGCCGCGCGTGACGTCGTTCATCACGGTTCCTTCGGGCGTGGGCTGGTTGATCGCGAACTGGGAGAACTCCGGCCGGTACGTCGAACCGCGATTAATCATCATCACGCGCGTTTCGGTGTAAAACGTCTGCACGCACTCCAATACGCGCTTGGCGAGGATCTGCTTGGAGCGATGCAGCTTCGACAGCATGTCCGCAAAATTGATGTCGCTCGCCGCCTGGTTGGCGAGGATCGCCTCGCCCGCCACGTCCTCGCGCGCAAATCCGCGGGACTGGTTGCTGATGCCCGACAGCGACCGCATGATCTGGTCCGCTTTCGCGCTAATGCGATCGTGGCCCTGCGGCACCTGGTTCGGCTGGATCTTTTCCAGGTTGTTGATGTCGTCCAGCTCGACGACGAGGCCGGTACGCGCACCGCTGGACTCCAACTCGGGCACCGTCATGTTCTTGAGCGCACCCGTCTTCACCTTGTACCCGCTGTTCGCGGTCGTGTTGATGATGTGCAGCTCCTGGCTCGTCACCTTGTTGTACATATCCTGCGGGTCGAGCAGCACTTCCGTCGGCGACAGCGTGTAGCCGTCGTAGAACTTCGGAAAAAACGGCACGACGGTGAATGCGCTGTACGGACTGTCGGACTCATGCAGTACGACGTCCTCGCACGTCACCGTCCACATGACGGTCTTCACCTTGCGCTTGACGGTCGACAGCCCCGGCGTCAGTTCCAGCACGCGGCCGATACGCTCGCGGTCCCACGTTTCGGGAATCTCGCTCGTATCCCCCGTGCTCGTGTCGATGAACATTTCCTTCGTCTTGAGCTTATACCACTGGCGGTCAATCAGGCGCAGCGCACGCACGAGATCACGGTCGACGCCCAGCTCCCACCCGCCGGTGTAATACGGAATACGCACGAGCTGGTTGCCCATGACCTCGTCTTCGTAGTCGTACCAAGCCGGGATGCCGTTGAAACGCAGCTTCTCCGCTTTCGCTTTCCCGTACAGGTGCTCGACTTCGAGCAAATTCAGCCAGCGCGTGACCAGCACTTGCGGCCACGTCTCCGGGTCATACTGCTCCACACACGGATCGAGGACGACGTCCTGCGAACGTAACCCCGTGATTTTCACGTTGCCGCGCATGTTCTGGTCGAAGTCCACGCGCACGTCGTAGTAGCTGCGGCCGGTGACAAGCCCGCGCTCCCACAACTCGGTTTCAACGAAGTCCAGCGCGTTCTCGTTCTGGATGTGCAGCCATAGCGAATCCAACACCTGCGCCGAGTCGTTGTCCGCATCGGCCACCGGGCTGAACCGCACGTCATTGCGCATCGCACGCTGCAGCCCCTTCATGGACGTAATCAGCGATTCGAGGATGTTGAACGTCAGCGCCGGGCGCTGCTGGCGTTTCAGCCGCGCCTTGTCCACCGGGTCCCATTGGTCGTTGTTCCGGTACCGGATGCAGCGCGCTGCGCGCGTCAGCCAATCCTGGTGCCCGTTTTCGTAGCAGTAGCGAAAATTCTGGTAATTCTCGCGTGCAGTGTCGTATTCAGTAGCCATAGTCTCAAGCGCTCATAAAACTGCCGTGGTCCTGCGCGACAAGCAGCTCATCGCGCCAGCTTTTGATCTTTGGAGTCGTTATCGGTCGCGCCGGCAACGACAGGTTCAACGCCAACCGCGCGCCCCAGGACAAGCTGTCGACGGTGTCGTCGAACTGCCCATTGGGAAAGCGCAGCATTTCCTTTTCCGCTTCGACGTACTCGTCCGGTATCGCCATGTCGTCGTACGAAAAAAACAGCCGATGCAACTGCGTGCGCGCCTGCAGCGGCCGCGCGCGCACTTCTTTCTCCGTTACCGGCACCAGCGTCTCATCGACCGACACCGACAGCTTCGCAGCGTCGAGCGCGGTCTGCGCCACCGGCCAAACCGCGTAGTGGATCTGCCCCTGCTCGCCGGCGTAGACCTCGGGTTTGTACGTGCGTACCATTTCGACGATCTGCCGGGCGATCTCGTACGTGCCCCAGCGCCCGCGCCGCATGCCGATGACGAACAGGTTGTTATCCCAGTCCAGCGCGAACGCCGTGAGCACCGTGAAGTCGTTGCGCTGCTTCTTGCGCAGCGCGTAGTCGGCCGTGATGAACCGGCGGCACAGCGGCCAGTACGCTTTGTCCAACCGCCGATACTTGATGTCTGCGCGCTTGAAGAAATCGCCATCGTCGGGCGTCGGGTTCTGCTGGTACAGCGCCGACCACACGGCGGCGGTGAGCGCGTGCTTGGTCTTCATCAGCTCGCGCAGCGGGTAGCGCTCCGGGTGCAGCGCCTCGCCCTTGGCCCGCAGACGACGGCAATCGGCCAGCTCGACGTCTTCCGGCAACGCACCGCGCCACACGCGGCCGTCGGGCAACAGGTGCTCGTCATCGGTAGCGATGGCCGGATACTCGACCAACTCCCAGTCGTCGATCTCGTCGGTCGACGCGCCATCGCGCAGCAGCTCTTCGCGTTGTTCGAGCAACTTGCCGGCAAGGTCGTTATAGTGCCAGCGGGTCATAATCAGGATGATCCCGGCTCCCGGCGCAGCGCGAGTGCGGAACACCGCCTGGAACCACGACCAGATGTTGTTCCGGATCGTCTCGGACGCCGCGGCCTCGGCGTCCTTCACCGGGTCGTCGATGATGCCGACGTGGAAACCGCGCCCCGTGAGCGGGCCGCCGACGCCGACCGCCTGGTAGCCGCCGCCTGACGTCGTACGCCAGGTGCTGATGCTCTGACTGTCGGTGCGCAGCTTCGTTTCCGGGAAAATCGCCACGAACTCGTCGTCACGCACGCGGTCGCGCACGTTGCGGCTGAACTGCTCGGCCAGTTCCGCGCCGTAGCTGGCCTGCACCACGTCCCACTCCGGGTGCTTGCCGAGCAGCCATGAGGGAAACATGTCCGACGTCTCGCGGCTCTTGCCGATACGCGGCGGCATGCACAGGATCAGGCGCGGGCTTTCGCGGCGCTCGACGCGCTCGACGAAGCGCTCCAACCGGCGGGCGACGTCCTGATGGACCCAGCCGGGCGTGTAGCGCGGGTCGAACGTCGTGGTGAAATACATCAGGCGGCGGCGGCACAGCTCGCGCCGGGCCAGCTCGCGCTGCAGCAGCTCTTCATTCGTCTTTGGCGGTGCGTCGAGCTTCGGCTCGACGATCAACAGCTTCTGCGCGTCGGTGCGCTTTTCCTCCGGCACGCGCGCCGCGGCGAACACGGCGTCGACGATCTGCGCCGTGGCGTAGGTGCTGAAACGGCGGTACAGCGCCAGCGTGCCTTCGCGCTGTTCGCAGTGGACGCAGAAGTCCATGTACAGCAGCTCGGGCTTGAGCTGGAAAAAACGATACTCGTCGAGCGGGCGGTGCTGCCCGCACGAGCGACATTCGATTTTGATCTCGTCGGTCACTGCGGCGGAAAGGGAAGTTCGAGCTGTTCGGGCACGGGCGGCTCGATGAATGCGACGAAACCGTTCAGCTGCGAAACGAATTCCATAGGAACTTCGACGACACGGCCGAGTTGCCCGCGCACTACTACCGAGGGGTCGGCGGTGGAAACAAGGAAAACGACGCTGTTCATGCCTCTTCCTTCACTTCGTAGAAGTCGCCGTCGATGACGGAGCCTGCGCCAAGCATCTTGACCAGCTCGGCGTCCGAGAGCGTGCGCACCTGCTGGCTGGCCGCGCTGATCGACGCCTTGATGTTGATATCGAGCTTCGCCGGGGCGTTGTAGCCGAACATGGCGTTGATCTCCTTCCAACCGGCGATCTCGGTGGATGGTTCGGCGATGATCTTGGCCCGGTCGATGGCATCGCAGATGCCGTGCACGACGTCTTCCTTCGTGATCGCCACGCGGCCGCGCATCTGGCGCTTGAGCAGATCGCGGGCTTCGTAGATGTGCGGCTGCAAGGCTTGGGAATACGGAAGGCCGGCGAGGTCCGAGGCTTTCTTGAGCGGCAGGCCAAGGGTTTCGACGTTGTAGACGAACTGCGCCTCGGCCTGGGTCAGGTGGCTTAGTGCCGGTATGCCGACTCCTTCAGCAGGCAGCGGCAATGGTACGACGGGCTGTGTACCGTCAGTTCCAGCACCGGCGTGGTTTTCCACCACAGCGTCGATTCGCTCAGCAGCGTCGTGTGATCGAGTTTTTCGCGCCATTCGAGATCGCTCGCCGAGAATTCCGCGCCGTGCGCCGTGCGCAGCCCGTCAAGCAGCAGCTCCAACGCCGTTTCCAGCTGGTCGAACACAGCGACGTGGAACATTGCATCTGTGCTCACGGCGGTTGTCCCTGCTTGATTGCCGCGGAACGTAGCAGCGCGCAAACAGATGTTCAAAGTCCGGTAAATTCAGGGACTTGGCGGATAGCTGTATAGATGTGGAAATGTGTACTGCGTATACAGGAATTTGGTATACTTGTATACCTGGTACTGGGGATTTGGTACTTGGAGCGGAAAGCCGTGGTTTAGCTCTACGTGTGTAGAAGCAGTACCCCTACTTCGGATCACGTAGAGCTAAACAATCGCTAGGAGTCCCATACCCCCGTACCCCCCATCGAGGCTTCGGGTAGTGGCCTTTCTTCATGTAGGCAATGTCGCCTACATAACCAAGGACACTACGATGGCTGTTACCAAAGCTGCACTGATGACCGAGAACGAAGAGCTGCGCCGCCTGCTGGCCGATGCAGCTGCGCGCCTGGACGTTGCGCGCGATCTGTACAAGAAGCAGCGCATCGAGATTCGCGAGCTGACGGGCAAGTTGCTGCTCGCCGAGGCGGCGAACGAGCGCAGCGGCGCGGCCAAAGAGCAACGCATTCAGTGGCTGCGCGACAACAACCGCAGCGCTGCGGACAAGTGCCATGCCGCAGCGTGAAGGTCAAGGCCACTACCTTCGGGTAGTGGCCTTTCTTCATGTAGGCAATGTCGCCTACATGAAGAAAGGACACTGACATGAATATCCTCGAACTCGCTGTTGCTGCTGCGATCGGTGCTACCGCTGCGGTGCTCGCGCCCAAAGCGGCCAAGACCGAAGCGGGCCAGAACGTCGTGCGCTTCGCCAAGCGCACCACGGACAAGGTCGTCGCGGCGACGGGCGTCGCTGCCCAGGCCGTTGCGGACAAGTGCCACGTCGCAGCGTGAAGGTCAAGGCCACTACCTTCGGGTAGTGGCCTTTCTTCATGTAGGCAATGTCGCCTGCGCTAACGAGGACACTACGATGGCTGTTACCAAAGCTGCACTGATGACCGAGAACGAAGAGCTGCGCCGCCTGCTGGCCGATGCAGCTGCGCGCCTGGACGTTGCGCGCGATCTGTACAAGAAGCAGCGCATCGAGATTCGCGAGCTGACGGGCAAGTTGCTGGTCGCGCAGGCAAGCATGGAGCGTAGCGGCGCGGCCAAAGAGCAGCGCATGCAGTGGCTGCGCGACAACAACCGCAGCGCTGCGGATGCGCGCGCATGAGCGACCTCATCCTGCTGTTCTGGCTCCTCGTTGTGCCGTACTGCGTAACGTTCCTCGTTGCGTGGTGGTACGACAAACGCAATCCGTGATCGCACGGGCCGCTGCCTTCGGGTAGTGGCCCGTGTGTATTGCAGCCATGAGGTTGCACTACGAGGGATATGCCATGAGCTTTGAACAGATTGTTGAATCCGTCGCCGAGTTCGAAGATTGCAGCATCGAAGAAGCGGCGCAGATGCTCTTCGCCGCCGAGTGCGACGAAGACTAAAAGTATACAACGGCGCATGGACGCGCCACTTACCCAGGAGCGAAGAATATGAAAATCACGATCGACACCTACGTTCTCAGCGATAGGTCGCTAGCCGCACTGCATGAGCAAGTGCAGCAGTTGATGTTGCTATGTATCGCAGATAGACGCGATATTGACGAATGCGTAGCGCTCGCAAATCTTTCGTCCGAGTTGTCGACTGCGCTGGATGCGCGCAATGCAATCGCGCACTTCGAAAACTACGATGTCGACGAACTTCGAGTGGTGCTGTAGCGCCACTTACCCAGGAGCGAAGAACAATGTGCACATGGCAACGCTACGGTGGATACGAGTGCAGTAGCAAGGGCGACAAGCGGTTCAGCGCGTTCTACGCGCGCCTGCCGGACGGACGTAGTATCGAAGAGCATTATCAATGCGATGTGAAGGGATACGATCCAGGCGGTACGAATTGGCGGCTTGGCAAAGGCAAGCCGCCGCTGCGCGCAGTGGATACGCGCAGCGAATACCTCGCGCTGTGGCAACAATGGGCGTCGCACAACAAGTCGCTGCTCGAAGAGCTTAGAGCGAAGGCGACAGCACACGGCGGCGTGCTTAGCGACCGCTTCGCGACGTCGCCCGTCAACCAGGCGTGGGCGCTCGCAACCGTGCTTAACGAGCTTCGCTGAAAGTCTTGACACTCGTGGTTGCTACGTGCTAGGCACCACGAGTGTCACGTTTGTCACACCGTTTTGGAAACGGGCGGGGAGACCGCTTGGCCAACACACGGTTTCTCCGACCGATTTTGCCCATCCGAAGTGTGACACTCTACTTTTCTTAGTTTATATTTGTATACACTTAATAAAAACAACAACTTACAACACATTCTTCTGTCACATTCTTATGTCACACTTCCAAAAACGATGTGACATCGTTGATTCCATTGAATTTTTCCACCCCAACAACTCCGTTTTGTCACATCTGCATCTGTGACAAATCGTGTTTTTAATTCTTTGAGTTAATTGAAACGCCATTTTGTCACGTCCCGAAGGTGTGACAAACCGTATCTGTCACACGCTCAATGTGACACTGGGTAGTGGCCTTTTCTGGTGGATACGACGTATTTTTATTTCTTCGTATTTATTATCCGTTCAGCTTAGGAGCACATTCATGGTTCGTCTCGCGACCTTCCTCGCGTGGTGTATCGCACGCACTATCTGGAGAAAAACATGAGCCTCGGCATTGCTGTACTCATCAGTTTCGCGTCGTTCTTCACGCTCTGGGTTTCGTTGCCGCCGCGCGCGAAGAGCTTCATCATCAAGCACAAAGCACCGTTCAATTTCATCCTGCACGGCGCTGTGATATGGATGTTCATCGGCACGTTCTCCGGCCTGATGCAGGCCGAAGCCACTGCCGTGCTGTTCACCATATCACTCGAAGTCGCTGCGTGGCTGCGTGCGACGCACCCGCCGCAAGCAGAAGCCAAGAGCAGGATGCGGCAACGCATCGACGCGGAGAAAGCAAAAAGCGCCAGCTAGGGGGCGTGACTAAATTCCCAGCCGTGGTACGACAAACCTAGTACGACAAGCTAGGTGCCGCGAAGCAGGGCTAAACTGCTGAAATCACATCCATCAGATCCCGGTGTCGGACAACCCGACTAGCTACTGACGAGATCGCCGGACGCTGTAACCGGCACATACATCTACGAGGGCACTGACATGGGTATGGATCTGAAACCGATAAACCCAAGCGATGACGCTCCGAAATATCCCGACGGCTCGCCGCAATGGGGTCGGTACAACTGGACGGGATGGAGTTTCCTACTCTCCCATTTACAGGGATGGGGCGTACCGCTGGACGAATTCCGCGGAATGAACGATGGCGAGGTCATAAGCGACGAAACTTGCAAACTGGTAGCCAATGCCATCGAACACAATATCAAGCAACTCAGCCTCGACGACGAAGACTGGCTGCGCCCACATATCGCCTTGTGGCGTACGTGCGGTGGTTACGAACAATGGTAAGGAGCAGAACATGAGCATCAAGAACAAAGAACATTATTCCGACCCGACCGCCCAACGCCTAGCGCGCAAACGCGACCAGGAATGGGACATGGCCGGCCTTGCTCGTAAAGACGGCGATTTGGTCGACGCAGCAAGACATACAGACAAGGCGCGCGAATACGCGCAACAGCTTCACGATTACCTGCACGGTTGATCTTCTATCGCTCCTGGCCACTATCCGGTCCATTCGGGTAGTGGCTTTTTCTTGTGCGGTCAACCGACCGTATCTGGCAAGGTGAATCAACATGAGCAAGAAAGGCAATCCCGTAAACCTCAGCGATCTGGCTACTGCGATCGCAAACTCCAAGCCGAAGGCCGAACCCAAACCCAAACCCAAACCCAAACCGGCTTTCATCGGCAACGTCGAGAGCAAGTTCCTCGATGCCGCGCTGGACAAGATCGTCCAGCCGCTGCATCCGAACTTCGTTGCCGCGGCGAACAGCGGCACGCTGGCGTGCTATGCCCAGTTCCAGGGCGCTGCCGTCGAAGCGCAGAAGCTCGCCATCAGCCCCAAGGAACAGTGCATCGCCGTGGGCAAGAAGCTGGTCGGCGACGTGCGCGCATACGTCACGTTCTGGCTGACGCTCGCCAGCAACGTCGCGTTCAACGCGCACATGCAGTGCAACCAGATCGAGCGTGCCGTCGATCCCGAAGCGCTCGAATCCAGTCTCGACGCGATGGGCGACGACCACGCGTACGAACTGGGCGACATTCCGTTGTTCGATCGCAGCATGAACAACCGTGCCGCCGAGCGCGAACCGCGCGAGCCGGTCGAAGCGCCGTACTGTGAAACCGTCGAAGGCGTGTATGACGCCGTGCGCTATATCCAGGAATGGATCAGCCTCGCGTTCATGCAGTTCACAGTCGGGCAGCGCGACTTCTGGGGCATCGAGGATCTGGTGCCGCTGGCCAAACGCGGCGCGGAAGTCGATTACGCGCCGATCTACGACTTCGACGAGTACCGCGAATTTCAGCAGGATGGCTGGAAAGCGAAACAGCGTCAGGTCAAGGCCGGCGACGCACTGGCGCTGATGGCTGCTGCGTAACACGTTGCTCCGCAACCCCCACTACCGCACGCGAAACGGTAGTGGGGGTTTTTTATTCCTGGCATACGCCTCATGGTACCTCGCCGCCGGTGCACGGTTGCCCGAGCTGAAGGAGCTGATGGGGCACCAGACCATCGAAATGACGATGCGCTACGCGCACCTGACACCGAACGCGACACGAACGATCATCGAGAGGATTTGAACATGAACAACGAAGAACTTAGCGCAAAACGTGCATTCCTGAACGTGCTTGCGCGTAGTTACCGCGCGGACTCGGATTATGTCACTGCAAACGCATTAAGCTCCATCGCGGATGATCTCCAGATATATGAAAACATGCCGCGTATTACATTCGAAGGTGATTCAAGCACTGCAAAATGCGGCGACGGTGCAGAAGACACCTTCCAGATCGACGACCATCACGAATGCGTGAGTGTCATCTGCCACTTCGAAGACAACGGCCCAGCACTTGCAGGGCTGAAGTTCAGCAGATGGCTGCAGAAGATCGCAGCTAAAGGAGACAAGACATGAACCTCTACTTGATCTGGCAAACCAAACGCACAGGCTACGACACCTACGACAGCGCTGTTGTCGCTGCCACCAGCGCGCGCAGTGCAAAATTCCAACATCCAAGCGGCGACAGCAATAACTGGCGCTCACAAGGAACTTGGGCCGATTTCGCTGGAGACGTCGAGGCCGAATGCATCGGCAAAGCCGTGAAAGGCACGCGCGCAGGCGTGATCCTCGCTTCATTCAATGCAGGCTAACGCGCCGAATTTCCACCGAACTTGATTTTTTCCCATAAAAAGCGCACAGTGAATTTCCGTTGCCGCGGCGAGCAGCAGTGACCTGCGCAGGCCGCAACGTGTTGATCCAGCAGCAAAAGATTGGCGGAGAGGGTGGGATTCGAACCCACGTTACGGCAAAACCGTAAACCGGATTTCGAATGCGGTCAAGCGCGGCGGCGCAGCCGTGGGTTCGAAGACGGCGACCCCCCGAAGCCATCCAAGTTGTTGAATCACAAAGCACGTTGATGCTGCTCGCCGCGGCCGGACTAATCCGGTCGCCATACCCGCGGAGCACAACATGAGCCGTATTCACTCTTTTTCCGTATTTCCCCCACGCCAAGGCCACTGTGATCGAAGCTCCTGACAGGAGCCTCAATCGTGGAAACAGTGTTCTTGGCAGCCAGCCTGCCACTGACGAAAACGCTGACGCTGGTTGAAGGCCAGATCGTTGTAGCGCCGTATCCGCACGTCACGAAACTGACGTCGCACTACGAGCGTACCGATTCGCTGGAAGACCTGCATGCGGCGATCATCGAGCATGCGCGTCGCGCGAACTGCTTGTTCAACGGGCAGCTCACGCGCCCGCTCGTCAACGAATCGCGCGCGGGGTTCACGCTCAAAGGCGCCAAACGACCGTGGGTCGTATTCGACTTCGACAAGGTCGATGCCCACACAGCCGAAGACGTCGTGCAGACCTACCTGCCCGCCGAATGCAGGAACGTGAGCTACATCGCGCAGCAGTCCGCGTCGATGTTCAAAGCGGACAACAAACAATGGTCAGGCCACATATTCATGTGGCTCAAGCAGCCAAGCAACGAATCGCAGCTCAAGGGCTGGTTCGAGGCGATCAACTTCGAACTGCCCGCACTGTGCGAACAGATGCGCCTGACGGATTCCGCTGCATCATTGCACTGGCCGCTGGATCGCACCGCGGCATTCGACAGCAAGCTGATCTACATCGCGCCACCACGCTGCATCGGGTTCAAACCAGCGCTCGAACCGAGTAACGCAATCACCCTGGTGCGCAAGCGCAACAAGGTGCTGACGATCCCGGCATTCACGCCAGTGAGCAAGAGCCAGATCGACGCCAAGGTCAACGAGCTACGGCAGAAAGTCAACCTGCCAACGCGCTCATTCGATACGCGCCGATTCGAAGACGGCGAAGTGCTCATTAATGCCGAGCCGAGCATGATCCACGACATCAAGCCAATCGGCGAACACTACATCAAGTTCAACATCGGTGGCGGCGATTCGTTCGGCTACTGGATCGACCTGCGCAACCCGCACATCATCAAGAACTTCAAAGGCGAGCCGTGGCTCAAGACCGAAGAAGTCGACGAAGCCTTCTTCAAGCGTCTGGTCAAGACCGCGCCGAAAGCGTTGAGTAAACCGCCACTCGAAGACGGCGCCGAGATCCTCGCGTTCTACGCGACGAACAAAGGCAGCGAGATCAAGACAGGGCTATGGCTGCCCGTACAGCGTCAGCTGCGTCTGGACACATCGAACCAAACCGCCGCTGCTGCGTGGTTGTTCGAGTACGGCATCGTGCAGAAGGGGCATCTGCCCCACGTCGATCTGGTTTTCGATCCAACAAACGACGTGCAGTACATCCCCGGCACTCCCTACATCAATCTCTTCCGAGCCAGTGACTACATGGTCAAGCAAAAATCGTCCGAAAAACCGAGCACGCTGGCAGAACTGCCGCCAGTCATTCGCAAGACGCTGTACTCGATGCTCGGCGATGAAGGCGATGGAAAGCTGGTCACGGCGTTCATCAACTGGCTGGCGTACATTTTCCAGACACGCAAGAAGTCCGGCATCGCCTGGGTTCTCAGCGGCTGCGAAGGCACCGGCAAGAGCATGTTCGTAGCGAAGGTGCTGCGCCCATTGTTCGGCGCGCAGGTCGTGCACTCGACGTTGTTCACCGTCGCCAAGACGGATTTCAATTCGTTCCTTGATGACAAGCTGTTCCTCGTGTTCGAGGAAGCCACATTGCGCGCCGTGGATAACGGCGACGAACTGATGGCGAAGCTGCGCAACTGGATCACGGAAGAAGTCCTCGACATTCACGCCAAGGGCCAAGACCCCGTCCAGAAGCGCAACTTCGCCAACATCATCCTGAACACGAACCAGCGCGATCCCGTCGTTATCACCGAATCCAATCGCCGCATCAACGTGGCGAACCGGCAGGAAACGCGGTTGCTGTACACCCCGAACGAATTCCTCGTCCTCGAACGCGAGGACGAGATCGAGAAGTTCGCCGACATCCTGCATCGCTGGCCGGTCGACGAAATCAACATGCGGCGCGTCGTCGAAACTGACGACGCCAAGCTGATCCATGAACAGACCACGCCGATCAACGCGCTCATTGCCGAAGCGATCCGCCAAGGCGACGTGCAGTTCTTCCTCGACCGAATTCCCAGCGACGCGGAAGCCGCGGGCGATTTCCACAATCGGTTCAACCCGATCGGGTTGTACAAGAACCTGATCGACCGCGTTGTTACGGGCAACGCAACAGTGCTCACGCAGGAAGATCTGTATGTCCTGTTCCGCACACTTATTCCCGATCCTCGTTATTTCCAGGATTCGAAGACCTGGCGCATGCGTCATTTCCACGCGCTCGGACTGCAGGTCAAGTTGATGCGCGTACCCAAGACTGGCGAACGCGTGCGCGGTATTCGCGTCGACTGGAAAGTGCCTGCAGGCGCCAAGCCTACTGCTGCAAAAGATTCGACCAACGTCATTGGGTTTACTCCAAAGAGGAAGCGCAAATGATCGGGTTCTTTCGCACATTGTTCGCGCCACCTTCGCGCTGGCGTTTCTGTCGCGTACCGACACCAGCCGAACGCGAAGCGCAATGGGAGATCCGCCGCGGGCATTACCGCGCTGAACAAGCACTCAAACGCGCTCGCGCAAACCAGGCGCTCGACGCGCGCCATATCGCGCGCCCCAATGTGCGACCGAAATTACCGCGCGACCGCAAAAGCAGGAGACGCAAATGAACAAACAATCTACATGGCTGCGTGAAGATGCTGAAGCAGCCCAACTCGAAGGCTGGAATGTATTTGACGTTAACGGCCAATCAGAAATACAGCGCGACGATGAAATGGGGGTATTCGAAAACGACGCCCTAGCTGTATTTCACTGTTACAACATGGCGCTCACAGGATCGCAGCTACATCGTAAAGCACTACGCCTCGTACTAGCTACTCAAAATATACGGCCTTCTACTAAAAGTGCGCCATGAACCAAGCAACCATCGACAACGCACGCCGCGAGGTAAGGTGAATGTGTACATACATTCACCACACGCCAGTACGGAACGCGTCGAAGAATGGCGATCGCGCGCGACGATCTTGCCGAAAACAGACGAAACAAAATCACAACGAGAGGAGCAAGCGAAGTGAAAGCAATCAAGAACCAAATCCGTCAAGGCGATGTGCTGGTCACACCAATCGACAGTATCCCCGCCGGTGCACAGACGAACGCACCAGAACAGCGCGGCACGGTCCTCGCACATGGCGAGTTCAGCGGCCATGCGCACTGTCTCGATCCGCGGGACGTGCAGGATGTGACTTTCAACGATGAGACATACGGCTACGTGAAGCGCGCACTAAACGTAATCGCCGAAACGACGCTGAAACACACGAACCCCGATGGGTCGCTCACGCATGAGCATGACAACGTCGATCTGTCTCCGGGTAGCCATCTCGTCATTATTCAGCGCGAAGCATTGAGCGACGACGAATCGCGCCAAGTGGAGGATTGAGCTATGACAATCATTCGTCGTCCTGATTTCGCTGGCGGTGGAATTACGCCAGAAGAAAAAACGCGTTTGGATGCGCACACGCAGGTGTGGACTAAACGCGCGTTGCGCACTGATCCGATCGAGCCGGACAAAATTATCCCGGCAATCGAAGGGCTGTATCGCACAGCTAACTTGGATATTCCGCGCGTCGTAATCGTTCCGTCGCCGCTGGTGATGGCGATCGCCGGCGCGTTTGCATCAGCAATTTGGTGGCGCAGAGAAAGCAGTAGCGCCGCCACAAACGTCACCACAAACGTCACCACAAACGTCGCCACGCGCATTGCCACGCTCGACGCCACGTACGACGCCACGTACGACGCCACGCTCGATGCCACGCTCGATGCCACGCGCGCTGCCACGTACGACGCCACGCGCGCTGCCACGCTCGACGCCGCGCGCGCTGCCACGCGCGCTGCCACGCTCGACGCCACGTACGACGCCATGGACGTCGCCACGCGCGCCGCCACAAACGTCGCCACAAACGTCGCCACGCGCGATGCTACGCGCGCCGCCACGGACGCCGCCACGCGCGCCGCCACGCGCGCTGCCACGTACGACGCCACGCGCATTGCCATGAACGATGCCACGGACGATGCCGTGTACGACGCCATGCTCGACGCCATGGATGCCGCCACGAACGCTGCCACGCGCGCCGCCACAAACGTCGCCACGCGCGCCGCCACGTACGACGCCACAGACGCCACGCGCGCCGCCACGCTCGATGCCACGCGCGATGCCACGTATGACGCCACATACGACGCCATGGACGCCGCCACGGACGCCGCCACGCTCGACGCCATGGATGCCGCCACGAACGCTGCCACAACGGAATACGCCTGGGTTGCGCCATTAGCGCGTCACTTCGCGGGCCATGACAATTTTTTATACACAGTCATGCTCAAAGCAATATCGAATTGGTATTGCCAGTATCAGGGCGGAAATATGTGGGCTGCGTGGGACTGCTACCTCACTGGTGCTCGCGACGTTCTCGGTTTGCAGTTGCCGCAACATGAGGCTTATTCGCATTGGGAGCAAGCTGCGATCCACGGCGGTTTCCGTCTGATGAATCCACACTTCTGCATGGTATGCGATTTTCCAGAAGTGCTGAAAACAGATTCACGCAATCGTCCACACTGCGAAGACGGTCCGTCGCATAGATGGCGGGACGGCTGGTCACTGTACCACTGGCACGGCCTTCGTGTACCTGCGTGGATTATCGAGCACCCGGAACAGATCACGGTCGAGAAAATCGACCAAGAACCGAACATGGAAGTGCGGCGTGTGATGGTCGAGCGCTTCGGCTTGGCACGCTACGTCAAAGAAACCGGAGCGGAATGCTTGGACGAAGCGCCAGAACTCGGCGTGCGATTGTTGCGCAAGAACGTCGGCGACGAGACAATCTTGATGCTACACATGCGTAACAGCACCGTAGAGCCGGATGGCACGGTGCGCGAGTTCATGTCGCGGCTGCATTCTGAATTGAAGCCGATTGCACCGGCCGATCTTGTCGATCCTGCCTTGCGCGAGCGTTGGTACAGCGAGCATCACGCGCAGGAACTGACGGCCCGCAACGCCGTTGCTTCGAGCTTCGGACTGTACGGCGAGCAGTACGCACCAGAAGTGCAGAGCTGATGGATACGATCAAACGCTGGTCGTTCTCGATGTTGATGAAATACGAGACGTGCCCGATGCGCGTCCGGCTGCAATACATCGAACGCCTCCCTGAACCGCCGCCACCGCCAACATCGCCGCTCGAACGCGGCAACCGCGAACACAAGCGGCTGGAACATTTCGTAACAGGCGTTGCGCCGCAACTCGTCGGCTGCGAAGCAACACACACGGAAGACTTCCTGCCTGCGCTCAAGCACGCGCGCACGCTGTTCGAAGCCGACCAGGCCACGGCCGAACAAGCGTGGTACTTCGATGCCGACTGGAACCCGTGCGCGCGCGAAGGCGCGTGGCTGACGGCGATCCTCGATCTGAACGTGCAGGACGAAGAGCGCCAGCTCGTCATCCCTGTCGACTTTAAAACTGGTAAGAGCCAGTACAAAGCTGTCGAGCACGTACAGCAAACGCAGTTTTACAGCGGACTGGCGGCGCTCAAGTTCGAGTGGGCCGACACGATCGCTCCCGAACTCTGGTACCTCGACGAAGGCCACATCCGAGCATCGACGTACACGCGCGAACAGGCGCTCATGTACGTCGGCCGATTCAACCAGCGCGCACAAGCGATGTTCAGCGACACGCTGTTCCGTCCACGGCCGTCGAAGATGGCCTGTCGATACTGCCCGTATTCACCGCGCGGAACGGGCGCTTGTCCTGTCGGCGTATGAAGCTCACCGACGCTCAACTGGCGCACCTGACCGACGCGATGACGTCGACCGTGTACGCCTGCGCCGAAACCGAAGCGCTGGTCAAACACGGTCTGATGACCAGCGGCCGCAGTCGGTTCGCGCATTGGGCGTCACTCACGGCCAAAGGTCGTGAGTTCATGGACTCCCGCATGAAGCGGGATAGAGGCTCTAGTGCTTTGCCTCGACGTTCGGCCCCGCATCGTCAACAGCGGGGCATTAATTCGCAGATGCCCGACGTGAGTCGCGCTAGTGGGTCGGCAGATCGGAGCCTTGCTTCCCCCAAGGCTTCGGCCGCCGACTCCTACCTTGTACGCCCTCGCAAGGCCACGAAAAAGAGGGCGCTTCATCCGGCGATCGCGGCTACGCCAGTTCCTGCGGCACCCCCAGCCGTTACCGCGAAGGGGGAACCCAACGCTTGGCGTGTGCGGAAAGGCAAATCCGTCATGTATTACCCAGTCTCAATGTCAGCGAGTCTCAAAGATGAAAAGTAGCTGTGTCGAACGGCAAACAAGTTCTTCCGTTCCTACCCCCTGGAAGCATCAAAGTCAGACGAAGTCGTTTTTCAGTAGTCGCCCGCGCGGCAACGACTTCAGCGATCCGGGCACTGGCAAGACGCGCGCGCACCTTGACGTGTATACCACGCGGCGCGCGCCGGGGCGTTTGCTGATCCTGTGCCCGAAGACGCTCATGTACAGCGCATGGATGTGCGACATCGAGCGTTTCGCTCCCGGCATGACAGCTTCGCTGGCCTACGCGGAGAACCGCGAAGAGGCATTCAAGGCGAAGACCGACGCGGTCATCACGAATATCGACGCCGTGCGGTGGCTGGCCGACCAGGACGCGAGGCTGCTCAAGGATTTCGATCACTGCATCATCGACGAATCCACGGCGTACAAGACGCCGACATCACAGCGGTCAAAGGCACTAATCGCGCTGCGTCGGTTCTTCAAGTACCGCTATGCGCTGACTGGCACGCCGAATCCAAACAGCGTCACCGAGTTGTGGAACCCGATGCTGTTCATCGACGATGGCAAGCGGCTTGGCACATCGTTCTACAAGCTGCGCAACGTGATGCAGGTTTCGACGCAAATCGGCCCTGGGATCAACCATGTGCGCTGGGACGACAAACCCGGTGCACAGCAGGCGGTCGACGAACTGATTGCCGACATCACGATCCGGCACGAGTTCGAAAAGGTCATGCCGCATGTGCCAAAGAACCACAAGGACACCAAGTTCTTCCTGCTCAACAAGAAATGCGCCGCGGCTTACAAGGAAATGGAAGCCACGGCCATCTTGCAGATCAAGCAGGAAGTCGTCAGCGCCGTGCATGCGGCGGCGCTGCGTACGAAACTCCTGCAGATCGCGTCCGGCGCAGTTTATGGCGGGAGCAGCGAGAACGATTACGTCGTCGTCGATACACAGCGCTACGAGCTGATTGCCGACCTCGTCGAAGAGCGCGGCCATTCGGTCGTGTTCTTCAACTGGAAGCACCAGCGCGACGAACTGTGCAGGGAATTCGCAAATCGCGACATCCGGTTCGCCGTCATTGACGGCAACACACCGCAGCGCGATCGCGACCGCATCGTCGCTGATTACCAAAGCGGCAAGTACAAGACGCTGCTGCTGCATCCTCGCACCGGCGCGCACGGCCTGACGCTCACACGCGGCACGACGACGATCATTTCTTCGCCGTTCTATGAAGCCGACATGCTCAAGCAGGCCATCCATCGCATCTACCGCGGCGGTCAGACCGAAGTGACCAACACGATCCTCATATGCGCTGCCGGCACCGTCGAGGAAAAAGTCTACGAACGCCTGGACGACAAGTACGGGCGCATGGTCGATCTGCTGACGTTGATCCAGAACAGGAGCACGAAATGAGTAAAGTCGAAGACGATCTGGCCGAAGCCTTTGAAGGGCAGTTCATGCAGCCGGAGATCTACGAAGGCGACTACTGGGAAGTCGAAACCGACGCTGGCACGGAGGTCGTGCCGGTGGAAGTGGCCGACGACAAAGACGAACTGCCGGACTATATCGAAGGCACGGAAATCGAATCGGCTGAACTCAAGCACGGCTGGCTCGCGCGTATCCAAGCACCGGGCTACCTCGATGCAACGCCGTGGAGCGCATTCGAGACATACGACGAAGCGGCCGAGCACTTGGTCGAAATGTACGGGGACGTGGAATGAAACCGTACCGCTACATCTGCGCCAATTGCGGTAGCGACGATGTGTCGCTCGAAGGATTTATTCGCTGGGATTTTGAGAACCAGCGATACGAAGTAATCGACCTTTGCGACAAAGGTCATTACTGCCGCAATTGCGATGGCGAATGTCGCATTGAACAAAAATTCGAAGACAGACAGGAGAACAACAGTGTCACACGCCCTTGATTTCACCACTGGCAAGGCCGGTATCGCTTACATCGGCAACGAACCCTGGCACGGCCTTGGCCAACGCCTCACGCCCGGAGCGCCACTCGACGAATGGCAGCGCGAAGCGGGGTTGGACTGGACGGCCAAACGCGCCGGGGTTCAGTTCGAGCGTTCCATCGTCGACTTCGACGGCTCGGAGAAACTGCTGCCGCACAACGCCAAGGACCACTTCGTCCTTTACCGCTCGGACACGGGCGACGTGCTCAGCGTCGTCAGTCCGAAGTACCAGCCGGTACAGCCGAAGCAGATCATCGAGTTCTACCGCGACCTGACCGAGCAGTACGGGTTCGAGCTGGAAACCGCCGGGTCGCTGAAAGACGGACGCCGGATCTGGGCGCTGGCGAACACGAAGAACGCCATGCAACTGCGCGGCGGCGACGAGAACCGCCTGTACCTGCTGCTCGCCACGTCGTTCGACGGTTCGATGTCGACACAGGCGCGGCTGACGAACGTGCGCGTCGTGTGCAACAACACGATCGAGTTGGCTACGCAAGGCCGCGCCGAAGTCGTCGTCCCGCATTCGACGGTGTTCGATGCGGACAAGGTGAAGGTTGAGCTGAAGGTCGGCGAAGCGTGGGAAGTGTTCAAGGCGCAGTCGAAGGCAATGAGCCAGCGCGTCGTCAACAAGGACGAGACAGTGCGGTTCTTCCTCGACGTGTACTTCAACCTGAAGAACGACGAGGACATCGCCAAGTTCCGGGCGCTCGAAGGCAGCGAAGCGCGCGCGGAAAAGCTCAATGAACGCATGAAGGCCGCGCTGTTCAACTCGCCGGGCGCGCACATGGAATCCGCGCGCGGCATGTTGTGGGGTCTGGTCAACGCCGTGACGTACGACGTCGATCACACGTTGCCGTCGCGCAGTCAGGAGAACCGGCTGAACAAGGCGTGGTTCGGTGAGGGCAACACAATCAAGCAACGCGCGTGGAATTCCGCACTGAAGATGGTGGCGTGACATGAAAACGTACACCGTGTCGTGGGAAATCCAGATAGACGCAGAGACGCCGCGAAAAGCGGCCGAAGAAGCGCTGCGAATCCATCGTAATCCGGAATCTACTGCCACAGTGTTCGACGTGTTCGACGAACACGGCAACAAAACTACGGTGGATCTTCTGGACGACGCCAAACTCTAGTTGGACGAACCACTATGAACCTTGACGACCTCGACATTGCGTACATCGCGCACGGTGCGTTCACCGTGCTGCGTAGTTTGTCGCAGAAAGAACATCTTGCGGTAACGCAGGAATTCAACGGCGAACTGGGGTTCATCCATGCAGTGCTGCTGCACAAGAAGTTTCTGCAGCGCGCTATCGCGAACGTCGAGAATTGCAACACGGTTTTTGCGTATGACATTGCCGAACCGTTCGGCCACGCAATAGGCGCATGGTTAGCCAAAACCGGCAACTGTTTGTGCGCAGCAGACATTGCTGAAGACTTGGTAAGGGAAGCGTGCGAATGAAAACCTACATCACGGAAGACGACGTGCTTCGCTTCAACCGCCAGTGGCTGGGATCAAGGATTGAAATGCGTCGCCACTTCGTCGATTGTGACTTCGGCGAAGACGAAGGCAGTTACAAAGTGCAGGCAATAATCCAGGAGGCTGCAAGATGACTCGTATGTCCGACGCGATCGTGATTACGTCACGATCCGAGAAAATCAAAGATCCGTTCGTGCTGCGCGTGCACGAGCATGCGCGGCAGCGCGGCGTGCCGCTGGAACTGGTGAGGATACTTGGCGCGATACGGCTCGTATGCCGCAATTCGGACGTCGACCAATACGACAATGACATCCACACGCTAATTACGGAAGAAGACACGCGCCATATCCGCCAATTTCTGCGCCAGAGCCAGTTTTCCGACGCTGAAATGAACGACTGGTTCGAGCAGGCAGAAAACCTCGGCTATCGGGCAACCAGCGATGGCGTATGGCATCCGGAAGACGATGTAACTATGTGCGAGCGTTGCGAAGATGTGGTGCTAATCGACGAAGCGGGTGCAGTGGTAACTGCGCGCAACGGGTCCATATCCAATTCGCGCGAACAGAACTGGTGCGAATCGTGTCGAAACAATCACACGTTTTATTGCGAACAATCAGATCAAACCTATTCGCTATCCAACTTTAGCTGCGACCAAACTACGTGGGGAAACACCATTTGCGGCGAGTGGGCGAACTACAACGATTGGTATTGTAACGACGAAGGTGAATGGTCAGAAGATTCGCCGGAAGATGAGGAAGAAGACGAATTCGGCATTCCCGACTATCACGGCGCCGATCGCAACTGGTCGTGCCATACAGCGACGAAATCACTTCGGCCGTTCTACGGCTTCGAACTGGAGGTAGAGTTCGATAGCAGTGTTCGGCGCAAAGAGTTCTACGACAGTGAAGTCAAATGCGATGAATGGTGCGCCGAACGCGACGGATCGTTAAGCGACGACTACGGGCTGGAGATCATCACACGCCCGATCGCGCTGGACGAGTTGCGCGAGCCTGGCAACCTGCTCGAAAAGATCACGCTGGCACTAAAGGATTATGACGCAGGCGACGGCGGCCAAGGTTACGGCGTGCATATCACGTCAAACGTCAATCGGTTCACTTACGACCACCAGCAGCGGATCGTCGATCTTATCGTCGACATGAAACCGCTCAGCGAGTTCATCGCGCGGCGCGCGCAAACGGACTACTACGTATACAAGAAAGACGGTAACAAACACGACGCCGTCGCGCCGCGCGACAACGGTTCCTTCGAGTTTCGCATTTTCCGCTCGACTGTCGACTTCGCGATGCTCATGTCATACGTCGAATATCTCGAAGCGGCGTTCGAATGGACGTTCGATCCAGCGCGCGAGTTCACAGGCCCGTTGGCGATGAGCCTGTTTCGGCGCTGGTTCCTGCAGCAGCCGGAAAAATTCCCCTACCTTACGAAGCGTTTTGCCCCGATCACAAAGGAGATACAGATATGTGCGTCGCAATCGTCAAACCAGCCGGTGCAACGCTTGCCGAAGCTCGGCTTCGTGCCTGCTTTACTGCAAACCCTGACGGCGCAGGGTTCGCGTACAGCCGCCTAGACGGCTCGCCTGTCGTCATCGTCAAGGGCATCTTCGACGAAGACGAGTTCGTACGTCGATACGCAGAACACGACCTGGACAAATATCCGGCGCTTCTGCATTGCCGAATCACGACGCGTGGTGACTCGTCGGCCGCCAATACGCACCCGTTCGAAACGGAACATGGTGCGCTTGTACACAACGGTACGATCTTCGGCCTCGGCCAGCGCGGCGTGGGTGAAAGCGACACTGCGGTTTTCGCGAAGATGATCGGACATGAGTCGCGCGAAACGCTTTCGCGGCTAAGCACGATCATCGAAGACTATCTCGACGACAGCCGCGTTGCACTACTGTTCCACGACGGTGAATTCCTCGTATTCAATGAGCGCGAGTGGATAACCGAAGACGGCGTGATGTACAGCAACACGTACTTCAAACGCAGCGCCTGGTCGAACTTGGGGTTCGAAATCGGCACGCCATCGACTACGCCGACGTATCTCGGCTATGCCGATGTTCCGTTCTTCGAATGGGACCAAGGAATGCTGTTCACCGAAAACGAACAGGGTGTTCTGCTCCGCGACGAAGCGCTCGAAGACGCCGTGTACGCGGAATGGTTCGCCGACCCGGACAACCAAATGTGCTGGCCAACGGAGGACGATGAACTCACAATCGACGACATCACGATCGAACTGCTGCACCAACGTCAACAACTCTCAATAGGAGACACGCATGAACATTTCGAATACAACCCATCGTACGCTTGACGGCACGCCGTTCACGGTAAGCAGCGTACCCATCGCCGGTTTCGCGCACGCGATCATCGTTAACGGCGCTATCTACGGCTTGAACGACAACCTCGAATGCGTGGAGAACCCGCAGTTCTCGCTCGTGCTGAATGAGGCCGAGAAGAAGGTGCGCTATTTCAACGTCTATCGCGCCGCCGACGGCGGCTTCGTGTTTGGCAGCCGTGCATTCCGCAGCAACGAAGATCGCCGTGCTACCAACGATTCGCGGCGTGCGATCTGCGGCGTCGAGCTGACGTACAACGAACAGACGCGCTCCATCGAATCCTGCCGCCCGGCGTAAGCATGAAAGACCTTCTCGATGAACTTGGAGTCGACGCCGCCGTAGGCGTCGACTTCGAAACGTACTACGACGACGATTACTCGTTGCGCAAGATGTCAACGACCGAGTACATCGTCGACCCGCGGTTCAAGGTGCAACTGGTCAGCATCCAGTGGCACAACGACCGCAAGGCGCTCGTGCTCAGCGCATCGGACTTCAAAGCTTGGGCAAAGGAAGAAGTAACGTGGGGGCGTACGGGTTTCCTCGCGCACCACACGCACTTCGACGGACTGATCGCGGCGCACCATTTCGGCATCAAACCCGCGTTCTACCTCGACACGTTGTCGATGGCGCGGCCGATCATGCCCGTGCAGGTCGGCGGGTCGCTCAAGGCCGTGTGCGCAGCCTTCGGGCGCCAGGCGAAAAAACTCGCCGGTGCGCTCGAAGACGTCAAGGGTGTGCAAACGATCACGAGCAAGCAGTTCAAGGCACTGGCGGCCTACGCGGGTAAGGACATCGAAGATACGTGGTTCATCTTCAAGAAGATGCTTCCGTATACGCCAGTCGACGAACTGCGTTTGATCGACCTGACCGTGAAGATGTACGCGCATCCGACGCTGCTCATCGACGGAGCGATGACGGACGCCGTACATACAGGCGAGATCGACAAGAAGGCCAAGCTGCTCAAACGCGCCAAGACGGAGAAGGAAGCGTTGATGAGCAACGAGAAGTTCGCCAACCTGCTGCGCCGAGAGGGCGTCGATCCGCCGCTCAAGGTCAGCAAGACGACGAACAAGGTCACGCTTGCGCTGGCGCGCAATGACCTGCAGTTCAAGGCGTTGCTCAAGCATCCGAGCGCGAAGGTGCGTAAGCTCGTCGAAGCGCGGATGGGCGTGAAGTCCACGCTCGCCGAGACGCGCGCCAAGAAGTTGACCGACCGCAGCGCGCTCGGGGCGCAGCCGGTGTACTTGAAGTATTGGGGCGCGGGTACCGGGCGCTGGTCAGGCTCGGACAAGATGAACTGGCAGAACTTCACGCGCGGCAGCGATCTGCGCAAGGCGATACACGCCCCGCCTGGTCACAAGCTCATCATCGCCGACCAGGCGCAGATCGAAGCACGGCTCAATGCGTGGCGCGCAGGGCAGCGCGACATCGTCGAAGCGTTCGCATCCGGCGATGACGTTTACGCGATCGCGGCGAGCAAGATCTACTCGCGCGAGATCGACAAGGCGAAGAACCCAAACGAGCGGTTCGTCGGCAAGGTCGCGACGCTCGCGCTCGGTTACGGAGCCGGGGCGAAACGGTTCGCTGAAATGCTTCGCGTCGGCGCGTTCGGGCCGCCGGTCGACATCACGGACGATGAAGCGCAGCACGTCGTATCAGCATGGCGCTCGGCGAACTCGGCCATCGTCGGCGAGTGGCGCCGGTTGGAGAACGCCGTCAAGAGCGCGTTCTTCGGCCACCAGACGATCAAGCACGGCATCTTGTCGATATCCGGCGTACCGGGCAAGGGGTTCATCCAGATGCCCGGCGGCACGATGCTGCGATACGACGGCGTCGACATGGACGAGGAAGGCGTGCGCTACATCAGCGCATATCGCAACGGACGCGACGGGCCATCGGTGGCGTACTCGCGGCTGTATGGCGGCTTGTTGGTCGAGAACGTGACCCAGGCGCTCGCCCGGTTGTTGCTCGCCGGCCAGATGCTGCAGATCGCCAAGCTGCCAACGCGCCCGCGCATCGCCACGACCACGCACGACGAAGTGCTGCTCGTAGTCAAGGACGCGCAAGCGGAGAAGACGCTCGCAGCGGTCAAGAAGATCATGTCCACGCCGCCGGACTGGGCACAGGGGCTGCCGCTGGCGGTCGATGCGCATATTTCGCAGGAGTACGACAAATGAAATTCCGCGTTACTAAATACCTGGAGTTGGAGATCGAAGTAGATGCGCCTGATGCAGCAAAAGCCGTAATAATTGCTACTGACATCGACGAAGATAAATTCGAATTCGTCGGCGCAGATTGGGAAGCAGAACTCGTCGAGGATAGCGAAAAATGAGCGACCGCTGCTATTTAGTAATCGGGCGATTCAAGGGCAACGAACAAGTATGGCGCGCTGGCGTGTTCGACTCTGAAGAAGAAGCCGAAGACTCGTTTGCTGTATTTTTTGCCTACGAAGATCATCCGCCTGAATTCGTGCGCACAATGCTTATCGAACTGCAATGAACGAAACCGAGTTCAAGGCCGTCGTTAAAATCGTCGAAGTATTTTCCTGGCAGGCGTATCTGCAAGGCGTCGAAGACGGGCCTTCTAAAAAGCAGGATAAATCCCGTTTCGCGATGAAAGGAGCATCGCAACTTAACTTGAGGAAATTGTTGAAAGACTTGACAAATAAAAGGAGGTAATTATAATGTCCGAGAATCTTGGTGAACTCGGCGATCTGATTTACGCCAAAAGCGCCGAGATCGCCACGATCGACGCGCAACGAAAAGAGCTGGATTCGGAACGAACGGCACTGGAAAACCGGCTGATTGCAGCGATGCAGGCCGCCGGAACCGATACCGCCCGCGGCAAAGTCGCCGCCGTTTCGATCAGCGTCTCCCCGAAGCCCAAGATCGACGATATCGAAGCGTTCTACAGCTTCGTTCTGCGCAAAAAAGCACTCCATCTGTTCGAGCGACGGATCGCTGCGACAGCCTACCGTGAAATGAAAGACCAGCTCGGCAAGCCCATTCCCGGCCTGTCGGAGTTCAACGTCACTCGTCTCAACGTACGGAAGGCTTAATCACAATGGCTCGTAAATCTCTCTCTGCCGTGCGCGGCGGCTCTACCGCGCTCGCAACCATCGACCAGGAACTCAGCAACGAAGTCGCTCTGCTCAAGCAGCAGATCGGCCAACCGGGCGGACGTGCCATCAAGGTGAACCCGACGGGCAGCTTCACGTCGCCCGAAGGCATGGACCTCGGCAACGAGATCCAGGTCGTCGTCGTCGACTTCATCAGCAAGAACTTCTTCTACGACGGCCCGTACGTCCCGCAGACGCCATCGGCCCCCGCGTGCTACGCGGCGAACAAGGTGATCGCGGACATGGCCCCCGATCCCGACTGCCCTTCTCCGCAGGCGGAAACGTGCGCCAAGTGCCCGCTCAACCAGTTCGGCTCGGGCAACAACGGCAAAAGCAAGGCGTGCAAGAACACGCGTGAGCTGGCCGTGCTGCTCGTCGACCAGAACAACCCGGATGCCCTGGGCGATCCCAGCACGCCGCTGTACACGCTCAGCCTGCCGCCGACCGCGCTGCGGTCGTTCGACGGTGCTGCGGCAGTGGTGGCACGCACCCTCGGCGGGCCGCCGCTCAAGGCGATCCTGACCGTCACGGCGACGAACGCGGGTACCTACGCGCTCATCGCGTTCTCCGACCCGGTGGCGAACCCGCACTACGCCGACCACGCCCAGCGGCGTGCCGAAGCAGCCGAGTTGCTGGCGCGCAAGCCGGACTTTTCCAACTACGCCGCCCCGGCTCCGGTGCGTCGTCCCCCTGCCCGCCAACCGGCCCGCGCGGCCGCCGGCGGTCGTCGTTAACTTCAAGGAGTGCCCATGTCCGAAGTTTCAAGCCAGATCCAGACCGTTACACCAGGCCGTGGCCGCAAGCCAGTCGTGCTCAAGAACGGTACGAAGCTGTCCGACGCGCGCAAGGCGGCCAACGACGCCTACCAAAGCGCGCGCAAGGACTTGACCGTCGCGCGTCGTGATGCGTCTGCATTCGGCGTTGCCGAGCGCAAGGCTGCGCGTACGCTGTCCAAGCTGGAGAATGAAGCCAGCGCCCTTGCGTCGAAGAAAGTCGTCTCGAAAGACGCCGTCAAGGCAGCGAAGGAAGCTGTGAAGACGGCCAAGAACGACCTGAAAGAAGCGGCAAAGTCCGCCAAGGCATCGGCCAAGCACGTCGAAAAGTGCGAGACGGCGCTTGCCAAGGCGGACGAGGCGCGGGTGAAGATCGAGAACGCTCGCCTCGCCGCAGTCGGAAAGACGCTGAACTGACGCTCCCCCTGGCGACAGTTTGGCGATCCCAAGCCCGCGGCAGTTACCTCGTACTGCCGCGGGCTTTTTATTTTCGAAAAGGAGGTTCGGGCATGGGTATGAGCGTAGTGCTTGCACGTAAACGGAACGGGCAATTTTCTGTGATAGGTCCATTCAAAACAGAACAGCACGCGGCGAGTTATGCTACAGAGCTGTTTCAGTTGTCAGAGAGCACGGCGCCGCATGCGATCTACGACGCCTACGGCGTAGCGTCGTTAGACGCACCTGATCCTGCGATCGAGGCGTCCGCGAATGCGTGAACGACAACTGATCGACGCGATACACCGTCGGCTACCCAAAACTCTGCACAAGCAGTCGATGACATCGGCGTCGCTGACGCACAACGGCACGCCCGACTATTACTATGATGGTTCGACCGGCGACCTATGGGTCGAGTACAAGCAGCTCAAGGCGATGCCACGCAATGGCATGGTCGAACCGTTCGTCCTGCTTACCGAGCACCAGCAGCGGTGGATATTGCGGCGATACAAAATAGGTGGCAATGCGCGCATCGTCGTCGGCTTGCCAAACAAAGCAGCGGTGCTGGCGATTCCGAAGGAAGGGAAATTTCCAGCGGACAACGCACTTTCTTACGACGAGATAGCTAAATGGATTTGCGAATTTTGTGGTTGTTCTTGAGGTCTGTCACGGCCGTCGTGTTCCATTCGGCGGTGCTCGTGGATTTAACGCGGCGTGTGCGCCGATCGCACAAGTATGTGAAACGAACAAGAGGGTAAGACCATGTCGAGCAAAGACGAACAAGCAGTGGAAGCCGAAATCCAGGCCAAGGGTTTGAACGCTCCGCGGCTATCACCGGACAAGATCGACGCCGTGATTGTCGGCGAAGACTACTACGTGTTTCCTGGCACGACGCTGACCATGTGTTGTCTGAAGTTGCGCAACGGCTTCACCGTCACTGGCGAGAGCGCAGCTGCAAGCCCGGCGAACTTCGACGTGGATCTGGGTCGCAAGATTGCGCGTAGCAATGCGCGCGACAAGATCTGGGCGCTCGAAGGCTACGCACTGCGCGAGCGGCTGGCCAGCAGCAGCGACATCGCGGGGTAAATACTCATGGGCACACATTTCGTAGCCGGGCACGAACTCAGTACCGAAGTCTGTTGCAGCTGCGGCGTCGTATTTGCCATGCCAACTGATATGCAGCGACGCCGGCGCAACGACCACAATTCGTTCTTCTGCCCTGCCGGGCACTCACAACGCTACGTCGGTGAAACCGAAGAAGACCGACTGAAGCGCGAACTGGCCCGCGAGCAGGATCTGCGAATCAATGCCCAGCACCAGGCGAGCAGCGCTCGGTCGTCGCTGGCCCGAGTGACGAAGGCGCATCGCAAGATGCGCCAGCGTGTGATGAACGGCGTGTGCCCGTGCTGCACGCGCAGTTTCTCGAACCTGCGTGAACACATGAAGTCCCAACATCCGGACTTCAATGATGACCAGTTGCTTCGCGTGCTGCGCGAAGCGTTCGGCATGTCGCAAGCCGCTGTCGCAAACGAAGTCGGCGTGTCGCAAGCTGACGTTTCGCAATACGAACGCGGGAAGTTGGCGCCGACGTGGCGCAAACGCGCGCTCGACGAATGGGTATCCAGCCATCAGACAACGGAGACAGCCGCATGAGCAAAATCATCGAGCGCGAGATCATGTCCGAAGAAGGCGTCGAAGAACGCGTGAAAAGCGAAACTACATTCCGCATAACCCTCACTGGCGGCGGCAAATATCGGCTGTATTTCGTGGACGGCGACGAGCGGCCGATCACCGTTTGCGTCGTCGACTCGCTGGAAGCAGCGACAAAAGAACGCGCGAAGATGATGGTGTTCACAGGGTCCATGCAGCTCAATCCTCAGAGAACGCTCGACGTTTTCTTGGGGCGCAGGACTGAATGATGTGCGGCTCGCTCCAAGCGCTCCGGGCGTCGCGCGGGTCGCGCGCCGGTCAGTAACGCTTGAGCTAAGCCGCGCCGTAGGCGTCGGCTTGGGCGAATAGTTAGCGCGGGACTAACGGAGTGAGTCCGCTCGACCGCGTAGTTAGGCTTCGACGACATAGAGGATTGGATATGAAAACGTGCTCGACGTGCAAATTTTGGAATTTCGATAGCAACCGCGAAGCTTCAAGCGAGGCAGCTCTCGGCCTCGGTGCGTGCCAAGCCGCCAGAATGTTCTGGGATTGCACAAAATGGGACGACGACGGAAACGAGCGGATGTTTACGGATGACGCCGCTGGCGAAACTGCGTTCGTACAGGACGGGAGTGATTACTTTGCGCGTCTCTACACAAAGCCTGAACACGGCTGCACGATGCACCAACCGAAGCCTAACGCTTGAGCTAAGCGGCGGCTGCCGCAGGAGAGAGTATGAACGAGAAACACGATAGCGCGGCAGACGTCCGACTTGAGCGAATTGTTAGCCTGCGCCCATGCCCGTTTTGCGGCGGTGACGCAGAGCTACTTTTTTTTGGTAGTAAACCGGACGCAGTGGCT